CAGCAGAAGATGTTGTAGGTCTACCTGCATTATCAGCTACAAGTGCGATAGGTAGTTTAACTGCATTTTCTGATCACACACTTGTATTACCTGCATTAAGTTTAACATCAAGTCCAGGATTATTATCTGTAGATGATCATTCAGTTGGTCTTCCTGGTTTAGCTGCTACAAGTGCAGTAGGAAGCATATCACCTGCGGATGTAATGGGTATAACTGCCCCATCTGCTGCTCAAACAGAAGTTGGTGCTATTACAATATCTTCTAACCCTGTTATTGATATAGCAGGTCAATCAGCTTCTACATCTTTAGGTTCTTTAACAATAGATAATATAACTCCTGCATTATTAGCAGGTCAATCAGCTTCGACATCTTTAGGAACTTTAACAACAACTCAATTATCTATAGCTAGTTTAGTCGGTCTAGGACAAGTGGCTACTTCAGCAGTTGGAGAGGTTATTGTACTAGGATATCAAGATATTGATATTATTGGAAATACAAGTTATAGTGCAGTTAATAAAACAAATGGCGCAAGTTATTCTAATGTTGACGTAGTAGGAAATACATCGTATACAGACGTAACTCGCGTAGTTTAGGAGAAAAAAATTATGGCTTCAACATATACTGATCTTGGTCTCGAATTAATGGCAACTGGTGAAAACGCCGGTACCTGGGGGACAAAAACAAATGCTAATTTAAGTCTTATTGAACAATTAACTGGTGGATATAATTCTCAAGCTGTAACTGATTCAGGAACACCAACAGCTTTGACAATAGCAGATGGTGCTTTAACAGGTACTGCTCAACAAAGAGTTATAGAATTAACAGGATCAATATCTGGAAGCAGAGTTGTAACTTTTCCATTACTTACAGAAAATTTTTATTTTATTAAAAATAGTACATCGGGTGCACAAACAGTTCAATTAAAAGCAGCATCCGGTTCAGGTGCAACAGTAACTTTTGCAACAGATAATAAAGGTTGGAAAGCTATTTATTTAGATGGTGTTGCAACTAACACAGGTGTTTATGAAATTGAAATAGATACTGTAGCAACTCCAGCAGGATCAGATACACAAGTTCAATTTAATAATTCAGGAGCTTTTGGTGCTTCAGCTAATTTAGTTTTTGATGGAAATCACTTAACTATTGCAGGAGAAGGTGATTTAAGATTGGGAGATAATACAGGTGGAGAATATGTGGGAATTGACGCTCCTGCAACAGTTGGAGCATCTTATACTGTAACATTACCAGCAGCTGTAGGATCGGCTTCTCAAGCCTTAGTAACTTCAGATGGCTCTGGAAATACACAGTGGACATCAACATCAACTTTTGGTATAACAACAGGAAAAGCGATTGCAATGGCGATCGTATTCGGATAAAAGGATTAAATTATGGCAAACCCAAATATAGTAGCAGTAACAACAATCTTAGGTGGAAACGCTGGATGGAATTTATCTGCAACAGCAACTGACACATTGATGACAGTAGCAGCAGACGTAGTCGTAAAATTAAATAGAGTAACAGTAGCAAACGTAGACGGAACAAATGCAGCAGACGTAAGTTTGTTTGTAGATGGAATGGGTTCTGGTACAACAGGAGTTACAACAACTGGAGCAGACGCAACAGTTTATTTAGCAAAAACAGTTTCGGTACCAGCTGACGCAACGTTAGTATTGGTCGATACACCTATCTATCTTATGGAAGGTGACATACTAAAAGGTGGAGCAAGCGCTGCTGGTGATCTAGATTTATTTGTATCATATGAAGTCATAAACGACGCTTAGGAGGTTTAAATTATGGCTGGCAATGGCGGAATAATTGGACCAACAAAAGTTGTTAACTCCCCACAAACAAGAACTGAAACTTTTACAAGTTCAGGAACTTTTCAAAAAACAAATTGTACATCAACAATACCTGAAGTATTAGTAGTCGCTGGTGGTGGTTCTGGAGGGGGTGGTCCTTGTGGCGCTGGTGGTGGAGGTGCTGGTGGTTATAGAACTGGAACTAATGTAGGTATTCCAAGTGATCCAATAACAATTGTAGTAGGGGGTGGTGCAGCTGCACCATCAAGTCCAGCCGATGGTCTTTCTGGATCAAGTTCAAAAATATGTAGTGTAATGGAAAGTGCTGGTGGTGGAGGTGGTGGCGGTACGCCAGGACCTTTAATTGCTGGTACACCAGGTGGTTCAGGTGGTGGTATGGCTTATTGTGCTCCTAACGCTCCGGCTGATTCTATTAGAGGTGCTGGAAATACTCCTGGTTCAATTCCAAGTCAAGGAAATTCAGGTGGATTTGGTTCTATAGTGCCTTCAACAAATATTGCAGGTGGTGCTGGTGGTGGTGCTGGTGGAGCTGGCGGAAACGCAAGTTGCAGTCCTGCTCCTGGTGGAAGAGGTGGAGTAGGTGGTGTGGGTGTTGCAAACGATATTACAGGAAGCTGTGTTTCATACGCTGGCGGTGGTGGAGGCGGAAGAGGACCTGCAAATGGTTCTCCATGTGGAACTGGTGGATCTGGAGGAGATTCAAGTGGATCAAGTCCAGGAAATGATGGAACAGCAGGAACAACAAACCGAGGTGGCGGAGGTGGTGGAGGTTCTGCACCAGCAACTGGAATAGGTGGAGCTGGTGGTTCAGGAATTGTAGTTGTAAAAGAAACAACACCCAAATGCGCATCAGGTGTTTGGGACATGAATACAGTATTAGATGAAGTCTCTGCTGGTAATTGGATTAAAAGAACAGCAGACGTAGATTATTTAGTAGTCGCTGGTGGTGGTGGCGGTGGTAAAGATGCATATCCTGGCTCTCCAGGAAGAGGCGCAGGAGGTGGTGGAGCTGGAGGTTATAGAGCTTCTGGTTATGGCCCTTCTCCTTTACAAGGATCAGCACAAGAATTAGGTATAGGGAGTTATACAATTACAGTTGGTGGTGGTGGTGCTGGAGGAACTGGAACTTGTAATCCTTGTGGACCAATAACAGGAACTAATGGAAGTGACTCAGTATTTGGAACAATAACATCAGAAGGTGGTGGAAGAGGCGGTGGTCATGGAACGTCTGCTGGTGGAGCTGGAGGTGGACCTGGTGGATCTGGTGGTGGAGCGACTAATGGTGGATCTGGTGGAAATGGTAATGATCCAGCAACAACTCCTCCTCAAGGAAATCCTGGTGGAGATGGATCTGAACCAGGTGGTCCAGGAGTATATTCAGGTTCAGGTGGTGGTGGAGCTACTGAAGCTGGTCAAGATGGTACAACAAGTGCATCAGGTAGAGGAGGTGCAGGAGCACCTAACGCAATTACAGGAACAGCAACATCTTATGCTGGTGGTGGAGGTGGTTCATCACAACCAGCACCTTGTGGTGCAGGATCACCTTGTGGAACAGGTGGAACTAATGGAGGAGCAGGCACAACAAACAGAGGTGGTGGAGGTGGAGCTGATGTTAACCCTGGAAACGGTGGAGCAGGTGGTTCAGGTATCGTGGTCGCAAGAGCTTCGATTTCTTCAGGAGTCACACTTACTGCTAGTCCAGGAACTAATACCGTCAGCGTATCACCAGATGGATTAGATGTAATTGCTAATTTTACGGTATCAGGAACTTTAGGAGTTGTTGATAAAGAAAGCACAACTCAAGCAGATTATTTAATAGTAGCTGGTGGTGGCGGTGGTGGAACCGGTGGTGGCGGTGGCGGAGGAGCAGGAGGCTATAGAGCTTCTTTTGATTGCGGCTCTGTTTCTAGTATATTTTTATCACCAGGACCCCATGCTGTCACAATTGGAGGTGGTGGAACTGGCGGATCTTTTCCAGTAAATCCATCTGCAAACACTCAAGGAAACACTTCTACCTTTTTTGGAATTAGTTCAGTAGGTGGTGGTAAAGGTGGAAATGATGGCGCTAATGATGCTGGATCAGGAGGATCTGGTGGTGGAGGAGGACAAACGGCAAAAGGTGGTGGATCTGGTAATTCTGCTTCAACTACTCCATTCCAAGGTAATGGTGGTGGAGACGCAATAACAGGAAGCTTAGATAACAGACCTACAGGTGGTGGCGGTGGAGCTGCTCAAGTTGGACAAACTGGATACACAAATAATGCTGGTAGTGGTGGAGCTGGAAAAGTAAATTCAATTACAAATTCATGTGTTACATACGCAGGTGGTGGAGGTGGTGGAACAGGTAGTTCTGCAACAGCTGCTGGATCCGGAGGAGCCGGAGGTGGTGGAGCTGGCGGAAAAGGCACTTCTAGTGGGACAGGAGGTTCTGCTAACACCGGTGGAGGCGGTGGTGGAGGAGCCGGTTCTGGTGGAGGAACAGGTGGAGCAGGTGGATCAGGTATCGTTGTAGTACGTGTACCAGGATCAACAGGTGCAAGTGTAGCACCAGGAACTAATAGTATTGCAACATTACCAGCCCCAGCTGGAGGATGTAAAGTAGCATCATTTACTGTAACTGGTACGTTGACAATAAGTTAAAATTAAAATATAAAATAGAAATTTAAGGAGTAATAATATGGCACATTTCGCAGAATTAAAAACAAAAGTAGACCCAACAGGATTTACATCAGATACTCATCAAGTAGTTGA